TGCGTGAAGACCATGTCCTCGTCGCAATTGGGAAAACCTCCTATGACCGACAGCTCGGGTATGGCGTGTAACGCCGCGGCTTGCTCTGCAAGACCGTCCTTACTGAAGGCCCTAAAGATAGCAATGGAAGCGATATCGCGTGAGTTCAGTCTCACATATCGCTTTACTCCTCCCGAGGGAAGAGTTGATTGCGTCTCAATTAGGGAGAGGTGGAAAGAGTGTGGTGCCCGCGCTCGCGCGGGTCTTCAAAAGAAAGGGTATAGAGCGAAACGGAGACTAAGGCGGTTTGATGCACTTTTTAAGGGGTGCAACCGTATCTTCGACGTTCCGTGCTCTGGATGTGACCCGCGCCAGGCGGCTAAAGCACTCGACAAATGGAAGGAAAGAGTGGCAGGTGACTATTCGGTTCCTGAAAGGGACTGCGCCGAACATCTGGACCAGCTCAAAAGGAATGTGCGGATGTTGACAGAGGGTTGGGGTATCAAGCTTTCCGAAGCGCGTTTGGAGTCAAGGGAGAGTGGTCTCCCCGATGACTACACGCCCGATCGGCAGGGTTGCCTGGAGAGAACAAGGAGCGAAGGTGGGACACTCTCAGTGCCGACGGATGACCAGTCCAATGATTACTCGCTGGTCAGAGTTGGTGTTGCAAAGCAGAAGGGGAAACTCCGCGTCGTTACGATGCAATCTGCTTATGTCAAGAGGGTCTTGACCCCTGTTCACCGGGCGATCTACGACTATATATCGTCGTTCGGGTGGTGTGTCAGAGGGGACGTGACTACCGGGGACTTTGGAGCAGTTGCTGACTTTGCGGCTAAACACGGGGAGAGACTGATAAGCGGCGATTACGAAGCCGCTACAGATAATATTTATCTCCCTGTTGTGAAAGCCGTTGTGGAAGTCCTGGCTGAGGACGCGAGGTTGACCGATGAGGAGAGGTCCGTTCTTCTGGGGTCGTTCGAAGACTTACGGTGGACTGATAGGCTAGGCCATAAGACAAACCCGATTCGTCGGGGTAGCATGATGGGGAACTTGATCTCGTTCCCGGTGCTATGTCTTATTAATAAATCCTGCCACGATATCGCCGCCGAGCGGGTCTACGGCCCCGTTCAGAGGATAGGACGTTTCAACGGTGATGACTGCCTCTTTGCTGGCGAAGATGAGATGTATCGTGCGTGGAGAGAGACCACGCGCATCTTCGGACTCGTAGTGAATGAGGAAAAGACAGAATTTGAGCACGACTGGGCCGATTTGAACAGTCAGTGCTACGATACAAAGAAAAAGAATTTTGTCTCAAAGAATGTCTTGTCGTTTTTACGCCCGAAGGACAACACTCCTGGTGAAAGGTTGACTAGTATCCTGAAGGGGATCGATGGTCTAAGATGGGATGTCCAGCTTTGGCTGGTTAATGTACATGCCCGTCACATCGTGAACCTCAAAGGATTTTCACCGTCAGGACTGCCCTCGTCATGGGTAAACGTGCTGAGGAAGAGAGCGTGGTTCCGGAGAGCTGTTTTCATGGAGAGGCGAACTGTTTCGAAAGTCCGCTTCGAAGAAAGAAAGAGCGTCGTACCGGGCATGAAAAACCGACATTGGGTGAGGTCTTCGGACTGCCACGGGGCTCCCGGAAGGGATATCCATTCGATGAGCGGGAGGTACGTGCGGGTCCAGCCCGAACTGAGAGAGATGCCGACCGTTATTGGTCCGCCCCCCTTACCTCAGCATCTGGAGGCTATTGACAAGCTCTGCTTTGATGTAGAGCGAGCCTTTAGAGATGCTTGGCGGGGTGTGCGTGTGAACGCAGGTGAACTCGAGGTTGATAGGGAGTTGACCCGGTCGCTTGAGAAGGCAGCTCGTAAGGAGAGCTCGGCTTGTGCCCCGAGGTGGCTTGGATGGGAGATCCGGTGGGGGTATCGTTACCCTAAGGTAGTTTGGGACGTTCTTGATAGTACGCCAGGCGCTCACGCGCTCCTCTCCGAGGAGAAAAGCCGAAAGACGGAAGCCTGTCTGTATAGTTCAAGACTCCAACTATCTTACTCATATCTGGTAATGAGAGACCCACACTTCTATCCGCCATGCCTCATTGACTTCGCATATGATCCGACCGTTTCCCTCTTCAGGGCAATAGGTTAGACGATTTGCAGGCCGCGAAACCATTAGCTGGTGGACAGTAGGGAGGGACGAGGGTATCCGGAGTGGATCCCGACCGGCGGGAATGGGGGACAAGTGGGAGGGGTATGGCCTTATCGCAACGCTTCGCAGCTAGATGCGACCAAGGAAACCCCGAGCATGAAAAACCACTAACTAAGGAGAGGGCCGTTGTGGCCGGTGGGGGGGTCAAACTGGAATGATAGCCGGGAAGAGAGTGACCGGTTAAATAGGCTGTTCGATTGACCGTACATAAGACGGCGCACGTAAGCTAAGGACGATAGGATCTTAATACCTAGTTACACCAGCCATGGGCTGGGAGGCAGCACTTCGGTGCGGGGCGTGGGCCCCCACGCAGCCGTAAAGGGGTACTAGGATAGAGATTGAGTCCTCGCGCTAACCTACTATCAGGAAGGGGAGATGTAAACCTCACCGTGACACTGAACTCAAGGAGTTAGTTCCCGGAGACGCAACATTCACAAAGGAAAGGTGAAGCAAAGGAGAGAGTAGCCCCGCACATGAGAAACCTAAATCTTGTGTAGCCAGC